CCATGATAGACCTCTAATGAAGTCAGTAATGTCATTGATGACGCCATCCTTCTGCTCCGGTGTTAGGGATTCGACGGGAGCGAATAGTCGTAGGTTCTCGGACAAATGTTGCGCGAGAGCGACCCGGACGTGGTGTGGGGGGTTAGGATGATGTATTGTCCTCTCCAAGCAGGGGGGAATGGGTATAGCCCCCGTTCCACCGACAGGGAGGGACACAGGGGTGAATGTTAGCCCCTGTGGCTTATCCTTAGTGAGTTCCGACCCGTAGGAGTCGAACCATGAATCAAAATCGAGGGCATCAGAAGGTATCTCGCCCCGTAGTGGGTCGGCCCAATCCAGCGAAGGGTCGGGCCGCTGTGGTATTTTGTAGCCGTGTGGGTTCTGCGCGAATGCTGCCACATCTATGTTCACAGCCCACCGCCACCGCTTCGGGTTGAAGGTGCCGGGAATCCGTGTCAATTTCTTGGTGTGGGCCACACCATCAAGGGTTTGTAGCCCCTCCCCTTTACTTCTTTGGTATAGGTCGAGTCGATGCGCCCACCGATTACCAGCAACAGGCTCCGAAAATAATTGATGCACATGGAATCCCCGGCCCGTAGCGACTATTCTTGCGCCACCATCCAACCGCGACAGCAGGGCAGCAACGTCCTCCTTCACCACGTTAATATCGCCGGCAGGGCCACTATCGAAATCCCACCATGCCCGGTCTATCACGGCTGTATTGTAATCCACACGGCGTTTGTCGGGCAAAAGAGCCTCGTAGTGGTATAGGCTGGTGTAACAGGCCGTTTTTGCCCCCAAAATGGACACATAGCGGTCAAATTGGGCCTCACTACTACACACTTGGCGTTTAAGGCCTATCTCGCGTGGAAAATACATCAAGGCACCACCTCAAAAAACGGGTTGCCTATAATCGCACGCTACACATCTCATTATTTCAATGGGGGTTCCGGCCGGAGTATCTATGTCACCTGTCACCATCATGTAGGTTTCTTTCTCCGCAAACTCGGTGCCTCCGCACTTAACACACATTACATTCATTTGAGCCATTATCATCACGTCATAGCAGGTAGGTTATATACTTAATTTACTCCTAATAGTTCGGCTTCACACGATAAGTGGTAATCGCACCAAACAGGGCAGGTGTAATCATTCCACTTCATTCGCCAATCGAACGACCTCATACCGTCCACAGCGTTACTTAGGCTTTTTTGCATAGCCGTGAAAGAACGGGATGCAATCGGCTCAACAATAGTGATTCCCTGTATATCTCCGAGGATTAGTGAGGGTTTATTTCGTGTCTTGCCGAGTAGGTCACCAACAAAGGCTGCGTTGTCACAGTCAGGCGACATAAACAGGAAGTGGGTAAACTCATCCCCCCAACCCATTAGGTCACACATCAATTTGTAAAAACACAATTCTTTACGGGTCTTGGATAATTTGTTGGCCCCCATGTTACCCGTTTTCAATTCGCCAAGAACCAATCCGCCATCGGGATGCCGATACACGGCATCAAACCGACCTACCATTACAATGTTCAATTCTTCGTTGTAAACCTCATGGTGGACCTCATGCTCCACAGGGCCGAAGTAGTCCTCGCCCCACCCCTCCAGCCGTTGCTCCTCCATCTCGGCTATTGCTGCATAAGCAGGGTCACCGGATATAGGTAGCACAGGACGTAGGACAGTTTCACCAGCCCAAGTGTCATAGAAGTCGTCAAGCGCGTCGTGAATCTCGGACCCTCGCTCCATTTCGGGAGTAGGGGGAGGGCGAAGGTCGGGCATTTCCACATACGACCACCAAAATTGACGAGGACACCACAAATACTGCATGAAAGATGATTTGCTAACACGGAGGGGAACGCCAAGCCTCTTTGCTTCAACAGGGTTGTAATGACCCTTTTTCTGATAATACTCAATTGGCTTTTCACTTACTGTCATCTTTGCTACTCTCCGCTTTCTTTGCGGTGGAGGTAGTCTTGGGCTTAGGGGCCGCCTTTTTCTTGGGCGACTCCTTTTTTCCCGACAACACAATGTCAAAAGCCTCTTGGTCTGCGTTTACACCAGCGAGATGATAGCGTGCGAGGCCAAGATTTTGGGCGAGAATGCGGTTTTCGACGTTTTCATCCAACGCCCACCACACATTTTCTATTCCATGTTCTTCAATGGCTGCACACAGCACGTCGCTGTCTTTGCTCACTACAATTACCGTAGGCATACTAATCACTGCTCCACTCATTCTTTATCTGATAGTTAAACATCTTCATTCATTCTTCTTCTGAAAACTCGTCCAAAGAGGTCTGTTTTGCCCCGTCAAGAGGCTTCTCGCATGACGGACAGATAGATTCGGTAGGGATGCTTTCAAGGACAGGCACCCATACATCTTTCTCCCCACAGGCCTCACAATCGTAAACCTTCACTTTATCAAGGTCTTTCATTAGGGCCATAAGCAGCCCTTGAAACCGTTGGAAATCTCCACCTACGGCCCTTGCGAATTGACTCATATGTCCCGCTAATTCCAAAACCTCGTTGTGAACCTCGTTCACCGTCATTTTTCTCTTGGTCCTTCGACCACCCTTTCCGGGCATCAGTATGTCACTCATCTTTTTCTAACTCCTTTTCAGCAAGCAGCATTTGTGCTACACAGCCTACACAAACCGGAACATACTCCCCGAAGGGAGTAGTCACATCAAGGTCCGTGTAATGACTCAACGCCTCATACCCCATTGCTCTCATACAGTAGTAGCACACGAAGTCGTATTTAACTGTCACCCTATCCCCATGTGCTTATTGACCTAAAGACTTGAAAGGATTGTGGTATTTGGCCCACTAAACCCATTCAACCATCTCCCTGCCGTGTAGCGCGTTATCCAAAGCGGTTCTATCCCACCCAACCACGTTATACAGGTCACCAGCCTTCTTCACTATGAACCTCTCAACCATGTTTTTGTAGCCTATTGTTGTCTTGCCTTCTATCTGTTCGGGACTGTCAAAACCCACATACTCACCATCGGTATTGAGAACGCAGAAGAAGTAGTCATCGGGACCATATTCAATACCAAGATTGTCGAACGCCCACACTGCCGCAGCAGCCGTTCCCCCCACCGTCCGGTATTCCGATAGATTTTTCGATAGGGAACCACGTATCATCAAGTCCTCAATGGGGATTTTGCCCCCCATAATAGCCGTAATTAGGCCTGTGAGGTCTGCGCTAACTTCATCCTGTGTTCGACCATCAAGAATGCCTTTGAGAACGGTCATCATGGTCTGCTTCATGGCCGGCGGCATTCGGGCCTGTTTCAATTCAATACCCTTGACGTAATAATCGGGTTCGGGGAGATACAACCCCTCCGCCCACATTATCTTGCCGGCATAACGATTCTTCTTCTTGATGAACATTCGTTCAGCCCACCGCTCAAACTCGACCACGATGGGGTCCATACGCTCGTTAAGGTGCAGGGCTAAGGCCTCTCCGGCCTTTGGTGTGTCCACATGGACAAATACACTGTCCGTGTGGCCGTAATAGCAGGGGTGACCCTGTTCTTCACAAAGGTCACGGAGATGTGATAGGGTCTTGCGAGAGGTGAATGTGATAGCGGCGGCTACTTCGGGGTGGTATAGACCATACTTTGAGTCACCACACACCCCATATAGTGAGGCGACGAGCGATTTAGTGGCGTATTGCATAGCATCCCACGTGCGCCGGTCCTCATCAGTAGTAGCCTTAGCCTTCTTTACTTTGTATTTGTTACGAAGGTCAGTGAGATAATCCATGAGGCGACCAACGGCACCCCGCTTTTTCTTTGAGAAGCAAACACCATTACCGCAATCCACCCCATCGGGGTCAAGCGTGTCCCATGAAATGTTGTGAAGATTCACATTTGAGTGATACATGGCTCTAATATCAAGAATGCCGACAGTATCATAGACACCCGGCTTAGGCTCCATAATGTCTGCCCCCGAATAAGGGACTTTATCGAATTGGGGTCGAGTCGGAATCCGGCAATTCCATTCCGTATCACGGAGTAATAGGGAGGTCGTCAATTTCGTGACAAATGGTGTGGCCCGAAACTCGGAGCCGCACAGGTGCATGAGTGTGAGATGATGGTTGAGGCAATTCAGTTGGGAATCAAGTAGTGGTAGTAGCCGCACATCCTGTCGGTTGTAGTCCACGTAGGTGCCGAGGTCGGAATAATAGGTATCGTGTCCATCCTCCAGCGGCATTTTTCTCTCCTTGAGAACCCATCCCGCCACGTCATCTAACTTGCGGCCCGGTAACTGCCCGTTCTTGATAGTCCACAGGCGCGAGAATCCAAGCATCAAGTCAAAGCAGATACGTCCCGGTATGGGCTGGTCCCAATCCCCGTAGTCATATTTGTGCCGTCGTAGGGGAGAAAGTAGGGCAGGGTCCATGCGGTTGGCCCTCATCCTCGTCGCTATCTGCTTAATATCAGCACCGACGAGATACCAACCCATGAGAACATCGGGGTCATGTTTTGTCAGATGGGTGACAAACATAGTGAGTAATTCCCTCTCGGTTTCACAGGCAATAGCGTGAGGCTCAAAGGCGACCCTATCGAGGCCATCGGGGTGCTTCTCGCAAGCAAGGGATTCTATGTGCCGCTCTCCATCCCACTCACTCGGCACATACCAAGTATAGAGGTTGTCCGTGTAGTTATCGTGGACCGTGAGGACTACGATACGACCGCTCGTTGTCAGCCATTCCCCATCAAGCGACCAAATACGGTGCCTATACATGGGGATATTAACATTTTTGTCAGCAAGGACTCGGGTAGCGAATGGGATATTCGCCTCCCACGTCTGATTCAGACCCGCACGAACCTGCGGGATAGCGTCGGGATAGGCACAGGTGACTTTGAGCAGGGGTTCACCACGAATCCCTACGTCGCCCTCATCACGGACCCTTATTGCGCCCCGCTCTCTTGCCTCATCCCAACCGGGGTCACCAAGCGGCATCTCGTCACGGCTGGCGAAGAAGTAGGGGTAGTGGTCCTTTATGTCGAGGGTCTTGCGCTCAAGGGTTTCTGCATCCCGATACCGCACGATAACGTGACGGCCCTTGCCTCGGTCCACTATCACCGAATCACTCTCGGCGTCCACGTGGTCGTGTTTCTATTCCATGCTTTTTGAGCCAAGCGTATATTGTCATAGGGGTCTTGCCGAACAGGTCAGCAATCTCTTGCATCGTCATATCCTTCTCAACATACGCATAATGCAGCCAATCGAAGTCACGGTATGTCCCGCTTGGCTTTTCACCTGCCTTGACCTCCACATAGTAGGTCTGCCCTTTTACATCTATTTCAATACGACCACCTTCTTCGACTATCTTAGCCACAGACGGTGCCTTCTCTAACACATCAACCATTGTCATTCTTTCACCTCACTACTCCGGCTTGATAGACCCAAGAGTCACCAAAACGGAGAATCATACGCATACCCTGTCCTAACTCACGAAAGTCAATGAAGTCAATGACAACATCTTCAGTCATGTGGGATAACACAGTGTCAAGACCACCTTCAAAGGCCCACGACCATTCGGTATGGGAGTCGTCGGGTTCCAAGTATGTGCTTCTTGCTATGTGGGTCAGCACTGTTTCAGTCTGCCCCTTGAGTTCATTACCAACACGGACTACGAGTGAGTCCTCCTTAGATATGAATGTGAATTGGTTTAGACGCTGGTTGTTCATGTTATCGCAGCGTAGTGCCTCATATAGAGTGACAGCATCCATCTTGACACTCTCTTTTGCACCGTATATTTTACCGTCAGCAGCCACATAACCCTGTTCGGTTATCTTGGAGGCCAAATCTTTAGACTTCTCGACCCACGCACCAATTGTGTCACGACTGTTGGGGTAGGCCAACCCTTTAGAGGTAGCCTTGAGAGTAGTCTGCTTTTTGCCCGACTTTAGGAGTAATTTACCCCCCGCCTCATCGAAAGACAGGGTAATATCCCCACCGTGATACTTGAGGACTCCGAGGACTCTCTCTATGTCGGGGATTGGGTATGAGGTAGTCTTTTTTCCACTACACCCAACGGAGAAGTGCGAGAGGCTGGTTTTACCGTCACGGACGAGTGACGTGGTGGATAGCCGACCACTTTCACAGTCAAGCATACACGACATTACCTGCGCCTGTTGTTTTCCACTGATATACTGCTTTCTTTGCGTGGCTTGCAGTAACCATGTTAATGCCGCTCCGTTCACCTTTACTGTCATTCTTTCACTCTCCTACCGCCTCTCGTCTTATTCGCATAGCATTCGTGGCTGTGATAGTATCGCACTTTATCAACACCGTCAGTCCACTCTTGCAGGGGGATATACTCTCGGCAACCGTAGCAGTATCGGGCTAATCGGCCACCCATCCTCTTATTCATCAGACTCATAGGCACACCTCGTTTTCTTTCTTGAATATCATTAAGGTGCTATAATTACTTCGTGGGTGAATCTGTCGCCTACCTTTTGGTTGCGGTCGTGGGTTCGTTAGCAAGTGCATTTGTGCTACTTTACGAGCGTTCAACGCCTGTGTCACCATGTCCGTTTGAAAGTGCATACGCCCCGACGATACTTGATTCTGCACCTTCACCAAAAAGAACCCGCCCTTTTTCACTAAGCGGAGGCATTCAATCGCCCCGGCTACAATAAGGTCGAGGCGTTTTTCAACGGTAGCGGGTTTATGGACACCATACGGCACATCACTTTCAAGCGTTGAAGTTCCGTTCAATTTATACGGCGGGTCGAAAACTACACTATCAAACTTTGACCCCCATTCGTGAGGGAAACTCGTAAAGTCAAAATTGAAATCAGCCTCGGTATATTTGTCATTGGTTACTAACCCCTCCGGCCTACACTTAGACCAAAAGCGACCCAACCCATATGTAGCATCCAAAATATCACCATGTATGAAACCCAATGAGATTACATCAGCAATCAAGGCGGCGTTATTACTCCATTTATGAGCAGCCATTATTTCAGTCACCTTCATTCGTCCTCCTTGAACGGGTCGTCATCGTTCCAATGGAGCCGGGAGGATTTGAACCTCCATTATCCGGCAACCATGCCGGTGCCTTTCCGTTAGACTACGGCCCCCTTCACTCATCCTCGTCCACCCCATCTTCGGGGGGTTGGTCGCCATTCTCCCACGTCAAGAAAGACAGTCCGGTCCAATTGACCTTGCCCTTCTTCACTTCGATAACAGTGTGGGTTTCTCCGAGATGTTCCGTGTAGCGACCCTTCATTTCTTCGATGGTTGCTTTCACGGCCCAATCGTTAGGGCCGAGTTTAGGGTCAGCCTTCACACCAGCCGCCTCATCTTCTTCTTTCATGTAGCGGTTTAGCCAAATCTGCTGTGAGAACAGGCGTTGGGTATCAATAGGCCAATCAACCTTCTCTCCAATCTTCATCAGCCCCTTAGTGCCGTTACCGAGGTCCACGTACTTTTTCACGTCCTTTAGATG